ATAGATCATAATGGTACACAAGTCAACTTTATTGTTGGTGATAACTATGTTATAATGGAGCGCAACGGATATGTCCATGTAGTGGGCAATCTCCATGTAAAGGTTGACGGTGCTCATACTCTAAAGATCAACAATACACTAGACATTCAAGTTAATGGCGATGCAACCATTAATGTACATAGTAATGCTAACGTGAACGTAGCAAACAACCTTAAGGTTACTGCTGGTGGAAATATGTATTTTAAAGCAAATGGTAGAATAGCTTTTGATGGTTCCAGAATTGATTTGAATAGTGGAGTTGCTTCAGGTTTGCGCCCAGTTAACTCTATTGGTGGAAGCATCTCAGAAGCATTGCCTCTTTTTGTAAATACAAGATCAGCAGAAATAACTGCCTCATATGAAATTTCAGAAGACAGTAATGATGTTAAGATTTCTGCTAGAAGCACGGTACTTGCAGAAACAGCAGTACAAACCCCAGATCAAATTGAAGAGCCAATGCCTTCTTCAGTAAACGATGCACAGGGTGGCGACACAACTTCTGGAAATATTAAAACTGATATAGATGCTTCAGAAGACACGGGCTACTCACCAGAAATAAATAACGCTGTTCCTAGTGAACCTATACCTGTGGTAATACCAGGAACCGAAACTCCTGATGGTTTTGTCCCTGACGCACCTATACCAAATGAGTTAGCAGAGTTAGCAGCCATGTATCCCCAAGTGCCGAGCGGTCAGTATGTTCTAGATACATTTGAAATAACTACAGATGATTTACAATACATCCCCGGTCAAAATGGTAGAATAGTATAAAGGTATAATATGGCTTCAAAATATAGATATGTTAATAACATAACCTTCGATCAACTTTTAGAGCCAAATCAATATTTGGCTGGAATGGGTTCACTTTACAAACCTAAAAAGATAGGTGATGATGGTGTTACAAAATTAAAAAAGGACAACTATTTTGTGTCTGAGGTTTTTCCTTTATCACAGTATTGGTACCAATACGTTTCAGGAAAAAAACCACTCAATGAAATAAGAGCGGAGTTAAAAGAAATTATAAAAAAAGAAAAGGAGATTAAAGATCTCCGAGAATCTGAAATTCAATTTGAGGAAGACGAAGCAAGGATAATAGGAGAACGACTTAAAGATTTAGCTATTATATCAGTTTCCCTATATCTTGCTGCTGAAAAACCGCCAACTCTAGAAGAGATATCTGATTATCTTGTTGAGTATTCAATAGCGCCACAACTTTCCTTTATACAACAGCATCCATTTATTTTAACAGATTCATATCTTAGTGAAATACAACCCTATCTAAAAGAATTAGAAACAGACAAATTTAGAAACGCTCGTTCAATTAACAGAGAATTTATAGATGTTTCTAATACAGGATCGCAAGCCGATATTAATAGAGCGGCAGAAGAATATTTGAAAGGTTTAGGTCACAATGCTTCAGGAAAAGTAAATTACGATTCACCTATATTGAAACCCATTAGAAATCCCTCAACACAAGCTGAATACTCTACAATAGGAATTCGGGATGGTTACAATGGGATATTTCCAAGAACAACTCCAGGGTCTCCATTAAGTCGCACTGGAACTGTTCTTGAAAATAGAGACTTTTTAGCTCAAAGTGGTGGTAAAATATTAATTTCTGACGATTCTTTTGTTTTGAGTTTATGGATTCCTTACGAAGATCTTGGATTATATCAATCAGGTTACGGTTGGGCACCCACTGGCTTTAGAGTTACTAACGGAGATGAAGCAGCACAGGTACGAAATAATATCTTAATACCCGATCCGCCTTGGGGAACCACAAATTTACAACGTGAAGGTGCTAATGTAGCTACTGCATATAGTTATGCGCCATTGTTGCGTTTTTGGAATCTTATTGATACAGTACAAGAAATTATGCATCCAATTCGCTGGTATTGGCCTAATGTCAAATGTATACAAAGCATAAACTACGGTGATGATACCATACTTACTTCATATAATTCTGATCCTCCAATGGCAAAAGACTATGCTGATTATGCAGCTTGGCAGGTTGCATACGAAGAATGGAAGAATTCAATTAGTGAACAAAATGAGGACAATCCAGCGTGGGAGCACCTGCAAGGACAAGCACTAGATCTTGTCTTTCCAGGTAGTACATGGAACACTATTTTTAAGATAGCTATCCAGCTAACAAAAGTTATACCTTTTGACAAGATTGTTCTAAACTACAATACGGGTTCTGAGCCTTACATTCATGTATCATTCAAACGAAACAAAAATAACTATGATGCTTATACATTATACAATGGCAAAAAGATTAGTCCAGACAACAAGACTTTAGTAAAAGTAACAGGATAAATAGATGAGTACACTCAGAAAATTTATTGACGTAGACCTTACATTCGAACCACACCCAGCCACAAAGGACTTGATGATTCGAACTAATGAAAATGCAGTAAAGAATTCTATAAAAAATCTAGTTTTGACTAGGCACTATGAGAAACCATTTCATAGCGAGATTGGCTCATCAGTTATGGGGTTACTTTTTAATCAAGCTGATCCTAGTTTGATAGCACTTTTAAAAAGAGAAATAACACAAACAATTGAAAACTTTGAGCCAAGAGCCAGAATATTAAATGTAGCAGTTAACCTACAACCTGACCAAAACAGTCTCGATGTGAAAGTTTATTTTGGTTTACTAGATTCTACAACACCACTTATGGTAGCGTTTACTTTAGACAGGACGATGTAAAATGGCAAACAGAAGAATAAACATTGCCGATCTCGATTTCGACTCAATCAAAGCCAACCTAAAAGAATACCTTAGAGGTCAAGAGCAGTTTACTGATTATGACTTCGAAGGAAGTAATATGTCTATCATCTTAGACATACTTGCCTATAATACTCATTATAACGGAATGTATAACAACATGGTTATCAATGAGACCTTCTTAGATTCTGCTAGCAGAAGAGATACGGTTGTAGCATTGGCGAGATCTTTGGGTTATGTTCCTAGATCTGCTACAGCGGCTACTGTAAAAGCAAATTTAGTGTTTGTTGATGATAGTGTTGGTGCGCAAACTATTCTTACATTTCCTAGATACTCGCCTTTCAAAGCACAAAAAGACGGGCAAACTTATACTCTTTACACTAACGAATCGCATACTGTTGGAAGAACTTTAATTGGTAACCAATACTACTTTATCTTTAACAATGTTACGTTAGTTGAAGGAACACCAATAAGCAATACTTTTGAGTATACAGATAAGAATCTGTTCTTAATTCCAAACGATAGAGCTGATTTAAGCACACTAGAAGTAAGAATACAACCATCCCCAAATAGTACACTGTATACCAATTACCAACCAGCAGCTGGTTATTCTTCTCTAGAGAGTAATTCAGAGGTATACTTTATAAAAGAAATCAACGGAAGGTATTACATCTATTTTGGCGACGATGTTTTTGGTAAGCGCCCTTCAATTGGATCTATTGTTAACGCATCATACTTCGCTTGTTCTGGTGAATTACCTAACGGAATTACAAGTATAAACTACACAGGACCCGCGGTGTCTGGTGGTAGTCTATCAAGCATTACAATGCAAGGTCCTATCAACGGCGGTAGATACGCAGAGTCAATTGAAGAAATTAGATTTAATGCTCCAAACTTTTATGCGTCTCAAAATCGTGCTGTAACATCGACAGATTATGAATCACTTATTCTTAAGAACGTTCCTTCTATTGATGCAGTATCTGTATGGGGCGGAGAGAACAATGTTCCTCCCCAATACGGAAAAGTTTTTATTAGTGCAAAAACCGTTTCGGGAAGAGATTTAACTACAGCAGAACAACAGCAAATTATTGATCAATACATTGAACCATCAAAGGTAGTAACTGTTATTCCAGAATTTGTTCCTCCTTCCTTTATAAATGTTGCTCTAGACGTTGTAGTTTATTATGATTCAACTCTTGCTTCTTCTTCTCTACTTGGTGTTAATAGAGGAGACATAGAGGGTTCTTTAACTACGCTAATTAGAAGCGCTTTAATCGAATATGATGAGAATGAGCTACAAAAATTCAACAAGGTACTGAGAAAATCAGTCATTAGTAGAATAGTCGAAAGTGTTGATAAGTCTATTGTATCATCTGTACCACGACTTAGAATTTTTAATCCAATAGTACCAAATTTTGGTATACAATCTTCTTATATTGTTAATATTGGCAATCCTATTACACCAAAAGGCATGATCAGTTCTGAGTTTTACATTTTAGGTGATACACAAAATACCTATATTCTCACAGATGACGGCTCAGGTAAAGTATACCTGAATCAAATACTTAAGGGCTCCAGACTTCCTACAACATATGGTTTGGCTGGAACTATTGATTACAAAAAGGGTATCGTCTATATAAATAACTTAACGATTACTCGAGCAAGTTACAATCAACTAGTATTTACTATTGAGCCAAGTGCAGCAGATATAGCAGGCGGATTGAATACGATTGTTAGGTTGGATCAAAGCATACTAAAAGTATCATTAATATCTGACGCTTCTACTAAAGGAAGATCGTATGCTGGGAACAAATTTATATTCACTCCAAATAGCATCTAAATGATAACGAATACTGACATTTTTATTCCCGCTCAGATACCAGAGCACATTAGGAATAGTGTACCCAAATTTATTACTTTTCTCCAGGCATACTATGAATTCCTGGCTCAGTATAATATTGATATAAAGAGTTTAAGAGATTCTGATCTAACTCCAAATAATCTTGTCACTTTCCTTAAGAATGAATTTGCCAACAAGTTTCCAGAAGCATATGTTGATGATAGAAAACTTATTCAGATTATCAACGAAGTATATAAGAAGAAGGGTACTACAGACGCAATAAGATTGCTCTTTAAGCTATTCTATAATAAAGCAATTGATATAGAACAGCCTAACAAGTATATGTTTAGACCATCTTCTGGTAAATGGGAACAACAAAACTCAATTGATATTCAAGACGTTTGGTTTAATGCTGATCAAAATTTTACTCCCGAGACTCTTAATTCATATAATGTTGAGTACATTAGAATTGAAAACGAACTCGGTATTTTCTTTCTCGAAATAGATTTTGTAGAAGGAACAGCAGATGAAGCAGTTAGGAGGTTCTTCTACAAAGGATACCTTAAAGTACCTATTTTTGAAGACCAACTGATTGACCTAATTACTGTTGACGGTACAATCTTGTATCGTGGTAAGATAGTTTCAAGACCTTCTTCTATAGAGATTTTATCTCCTGGCAAGTATTGGAAAAAGGGACAGGTTTTCTATTTTCCTTCAAGCGAGGGAGGAGCAGATCCAATTATCGCTATGGTTACAGAGATTGATAGCGATGGTGGAATAGCAAAGATTAGAATTATTCAATATGGCGAAGGGCATACTGAGAACCAAAGGCTACTAA